TTCCCTGCAACTATTCGGCGTGTTCGCTGTTTAGAAACTCAAGCACCAAAAGATGATATTCTTAAAGAGTATCCAGAGGGTCTTTGGTGGGTTGAAGATAAACCAGAAAATTGTGAAGCTGGACTGCGGGCAGGACTGCGTCCAATTCTTATGACACACGATTTTAATGAGGAGTACGACAATCCAGAAGTTGTACGAGTGCAGAACTGGCAAGAAATATATAACATTATTACAAAACATAAATTAGAATAAGGATCAAATATGGATTTAACTTTGCTCTACATGGTCGTAGGATTTATTCTTGCGGCATACTCAGTTGTTGCTAATGATAGTGTACAAACATTAGGTCCTTGGATAGCATCTAACTCAGATCATCCAGGTAACACAGAGCCATCATTTAATTGGCAAACACTTTGGCTATCAGCATCAGCAGTTTTAATATTTACATTATGGTATGGGTGGTATATTAACGGGGGCGACATATCATTTGGTAGACTAAACAAAATACCTTTCCAAGAAGTACAATGGTACCATGCAACTGCTCCACTTGTACTTCTATTACTAACACGAATTGGCGTACCTGTATCAACAAGTTTCTTAGTCCTGTCTGCATTTGCTAGTACATTTGTATTAGAAAAGATGTTAGTTAAATCTATTATAGGATATGCCTTAGCGGCAATAGTTGCTTATGCTATTTGGATGGTAGTTGAACGTGTTATAGATGAGAAAGCAGATAAGGTACCTGAAACACATAAAGTTTATTGGCGTGTTGGTAGTTGGATCACTACAGCATTCTTATGGTACACTTGGTTATCACACGACATGGCCAATATTGCTGTATTCCTTCCTAGAGTATTATCCGTTGAATGGATGCTTTTTGTATCTGTTGTGTTTATAGTATTCTTAGGATACACGTTTTATGAACGTGGAGGAAAGATTCAACACGTTGTTTTAGAAAAGACTGGCACTAGGTATGTACGTTCAGCAACATTAATTAATTTAGTATATGCATTTATATTAATGTTCTTTAGAGAGTATAATGATATTCCTATGAGTACTACTTGGGTCTTTGTTGGATTGTTATGTGGAAGAGAACTTGCAATATCAACACTTATGGAAAACTATAAGTTTAAGTATGTGTTTCCTATAATAGGACGAGACTTCTTAAAAATGATGTTAGGACTAATTGTATCAGTAGGAATTGTGTTAGCAATACACTATGTTATTATACCTAACGGGTTACACTAATCATTAAATAATCGCTTAATACCACCTCCAACTTATTTAAATATAAGGTCAGAAAGACAAACTTGGAGGGCTCTTATGATAGCAGAACTAGTAACAATGTTCGGTGCAAAGGCGTGTTGTATTGGCGCGGCTGGTACTGGCGGAATCTGTAATGCAGTAGTACGTAGAAAAACACCAATTAAAGATATATTGATATCAGTATTAGTAGGATGGGTTGCGGCGGAATTTTTTATTCCAGCACTAATGGCCCATTTTGGCTTTGGAACTGAGGTAGCACTTGCTATAGCATTTGTTTGTGGCTATTCAGGTGTTAGACTTATGTCAAAAGTAGAAGGAACTATTTTAGATAAACTAAAGTTCTAATTCTTCATTAATGTAATTGGATCTAAACTTTTCATAGCAGATGGTTGCGGAGCTTCTTTGCTACCATTTGCTAAATTGTTTAAGTGTTTAATATATTCATTAATATTATGATCAGAAATAGGATCAAACTTACCTTTTAATATACTAACAAAAAATCCACGCCAACGATCCTTAGCTATTTGCCAAGGTGTATAGTTTCTAAGGTTACCAAAATGGTTAAAGTAATGACAAGTGCCGTGATGTTTATAACCCATCCAACGCATTGGTACACGAGTAACAATATCATTATTGTTTCTCCAACGGTAATGTTTGAACGGAATATGATTAATGTAACTAGGCCAACCAACCCTTGGAGTTCCATAAGTATGTAACTCTTTAGGATTCGTACATTTATTTTCGCCTTTACAACGACTTGCACATATAGTTGCCATGCCTGCACCTAACGAATGTCCAGTAAACCAAACGTTACGTTCTGCTTGTTCTCTTTCTAAGTCTTCTTCTATTTGAGGCCACAACTTATCAACTTCATGTTTAAATCCTTTATGAACTCGTCCGACTGTTTCTGAAACAACAGGCCATGCTTCTGCATCAGCTTTAATATCGTTCCATTGTTTAGGTTGTGTTCCACGACAAGCAATTACAAAATCATGCTTATTCATAAAACGATATGCTTCTGCACCTTTAATATTATAAAACTCTACTGTAGTGAAGCCTAGTTTTTTTGCTTCTCGAGTTGCATCTTTCCCTTCATAATAAGCAATAGCACTTAGTTCAGCAAAAAGTAATGCACGGTGTTCAAATGATAAATTAGCTATTGGTTTCGTTAATTTTTTACTGAACATTAATATTCCTTTATTTTTATTAGTTTATGGTATAGTAATAATATAGGTATTTATCTCCATGCGCCAGTAGACAGGCTTTTGAGTTCAAGTATATTACCATGCGGATCTTTAATGAAGCATGTTTCTTGCTCTAGGTCAGTATCCTTAAAACGTATATAAGGTTCTTGTACATAGCTTATATTATGTTTTTTAATACGGTCTTTAATATCTTCAAAGATATCAGGATCTAAATGCACACCAAAATGGGGGACAACTACCATCCCCATATCAACTGCATGTTCTTGTTTAGTATTATTAGTGCAATCCTCTTTAGGATTACTGGAATGTAAAGTAAGTTCGTTGCCCCAGAAATCAATATCTATCCAGTGTGGAAGTTCTGAGTTACATGACTCACATCCTAAGATGTTTGTATAGAAGTCAATCGCATTAGTAAGGTCACCCACTTCAATCGCTAAATGAAATGTGTTAGAGTTCATAGTCACCTCCGTCTGCTATATGATACTCTATTTATTTCAATCTAGTTATCAGTAAGGTTTATCGGAGACTCCTCTTCAACTTTAGTTACTGTTTTATATGGCTTAACAGTTCCTGAATATATTTCTATTCCATTTACTATTACTTTAGGATTATCTGCTTTTGATACTTCGCCTAAAATTACTGTATCCTTCATCTGCTCAAGAGCTATATCAACATCTTCTAGTCGTACAATAACTATCATTCCTATACCCATATTAAAATGGGTGAAGCATTCTGCATGTGAATAACGATCTTCTAACGTTTGAAACACGTCTTGCGTAATTTTATAATTTATATTATATTGTACATTCTTTGGTATTCTTTCAAGATTCCTAAATCCGCCACCTGTAATATTAACAATAGCTGTAGGCTCGACTCTAGATCTAAGTGGATGTATATCGCTAGTATATAATTTTGTTGCAGTAAGATTCTCTCTTTTAATCAAACTAGGAGCACCAATAGATACTGCTGTCCATCCGTTAGCATGAAGTCCGTTAGATTCTAAGCCAATTATAACATCACCAGGCTCTACCCTAGTACCATCTATTAAATCAACAATGTGTCCAAAAGCAGATCCTGATATATGAAATTTTGTTTCTTGCAGTATTTCCGTTTCTCCACCTGTAAGTAATGTGAAGCTGTCAACACAATAATCTGCAATTCCTGACACTACATCAGGAATAATGTTAGCTTGATCTGGTTGCGTTGTAATATGGTTCTGAAACCCAACAGGATTTGCACCTACACACAATAAATCATTAATATTCATTGCTACACAGTCTTTACCGATAACATCATACATCATGTGTCTAATCAAATGGTCTATTTTACTACCAACTCCATCAGTTGATGTAGCAATACGGATTTTTTCAGTTAATTCAACAACTGTAGCAAAATAACCTCGTTCTCCAATACATCTATGAAAAGAGTTACTAGTTAAGCCCATTTTTCCGTCAATCTGAGTAAGAATCCCCTGCGTTGTTGGGTCAATCATAATAATTTAATTTCCTTAAAGTAAATAGTTGGAGCGGGTTGACTTTGTATTTGTTTTATAGTATACTACGACCTTAGTAAGAAGTCAACACCTTATCGTCGAAGTATTTACACACAGGCAACTAAATACAGTATAGGAAACGAAACCATGAAAAGAACCACTAGATCTATACTCGAAGAACTAAACAGTATTCACCGTACGACTGATAACGAAGCATTAATACAGTCAACAGGGAATAACTTAATTGAAAGTTCGATTAATTTATTAAACAGAATAACTGATAGTTATGACGCAGATACAGCCGCAGAATTAGAAAGACGTTTTATAAACAGTATTAGAAGTGGTGATCCTCGTAAATTTAAACGTGGCGTTGATAAAATAGTTGAAGCAAGGAAAACAAATGATTCTCAATGAAGGCGGTAACATATTCAAAAATGCTGAGGGCGAACCAGCTACAATCCGTATTAATAAAGCAGATGTAAAGCCTACATTAGGTTGGCTTGAAAAGATCACTGGATTAGATCATAAAGGCCATATGCTTGGCAGTACTGGTGTTAAAGACACTAGTGGTGATTTAGATGTTGCTATTGAGAAAGATAAAGTTAGTAAAGACGATCTAGTAGGAAAATTACAAGCATGGGTAGTTAAAAATCATCCTGATGAAGAGCCTAAACAATGGATTCGAAAGTCTGGTATTTCAGTACATTTTAAAACACCTATTAGAGGTAATGAGAAAAACGGATTTGTACAAACAGATTTAATGTTTGGTGATCAGAAGTTTATGAAATTTGCTTTAGGTGGCATGGACGCAAAAAGTAACTTTAAAGGCCAACACCGTATGATTATGATTGCCTCGTTAGCAAAAGCACTAGGATATAAGTGGAGCCCCTCAAACGGATTAGTTGATAGAATAAGCAACGAACCTTTGAAAGGTGCAAAGGATCCAAAGTTTATTGCAAAGACTTTAATGGGTCCAACTGCAACTCCGCAAGACTTACAAAGTGTAGAATCAATTAATGCTAAAATTAAAGCAGACCCTAATTACGAAAACTTAGTTAAAGATGCTAAAGACTGGTTTGAAAAAGATGGACTAGAGCTACCATAATGAGATTTTTTGAATTTAAACAAATTGTAAAAGAAATGGAAGCACGTATCCAACATGCAGAAGATATCATCTTCTGGGAAGGAAGTGCTGGAGCCAAACGTGCTTTGCAATCTTTAGCTAACATGGCCAAAGGTGGACACAAAGATGTAACAATCAAATGGGATGGATCACCTGCTGTAATATTTGGTCGTGATGCAGATGGCAAGTTTGTCTTTACAGACAAGTCAGGCTTTAGTGCAAAAGGATATGATGGTAAGTCACAAAGTGGCGATGACTTACAGGCCATGTTACTTGGTAGAGGTAAAGGTGGCGAGAAGTCAGACAGTTATAAAGCATTTGCAGGCAATATGAAAGATGTATTTGATGAATTTGAAAAAGCTGTACCTAAAAAACACAAAGGCTATTTCAAAGGAGACATGTTATACTTTAATACTCCTGATACAATAGGTGAAACGCTGTCCTTTAAACCTAATACAGTAACATATACAGTACAAAAAGATAGTGACATAGGTAAACAAATAGCAAGAAGTAAAACTGGAGTAGTTATTCATAGAGTTGTAGATCAAAACGGTAACGAAGGTCCTTTAGGTCAAACACCTCCATTTGAAGGTAAAGAAGTATTAGTATTACCACCAGTGACTGTAGTTGATGCTCCAAACGTAGACATGAGTAGCATTAAAGAAGTAAGTGGAATTGTAAGTAACAATGCTAACGAGATTGACAGTTTATTAAACAAAGAAACATTAGCCGCAATGAAGGTTAGTGACTTCTCTCAAATACTTTATACATATACTAATAGTAAAGTTGATACAGGATTAGATAAACTAGGTAAAGACTTTGTACAATGGCTATCAGGTAGCAAAGTAAGTAAAAATAAACAAGCAAAAATTATTGAATATGTAAAAACAAATATTAAGGCTTTTAATGCATTATGGCAAACAGTAAACGGTATCATGAGAGTTAAAGATGATATCATTAATCAATTAGAAAATCAACCTGCTGATGTTAAAGCATCAATAGGTGGTAAGCCTGGAGGAGAAGGTTATGTATTAGCTAATCCAAAAGGAGATATAAAACTAGTTAATCGTGCAGGCTTTAGTGCGGCTAACAGAGCAGTAAAACGAGAGGGGACTAATATGAGAGCAAGTGACTTTACAGATACCGACTTTATGCGTAGAGGTATTGATCCAGCAGACGTTGACGATAACGACGATCCAGGATTTAAACAAGATATGATGTTTAACCAATTAGGCAAAATATTAGATTCACAATCTAATCCAAAGCCGAGGAATACCGTTACAACTGACGATGGTAAAGAAATGAAAGTTGATGTAGCACAAGCTAAAACATTACGTATGATGGCAACTACTGATAGAGTTAAGCCAGCTATACGTTTTGAGTTTACTAAAGACATTCAAAAATCAGCTGGATTAGAACAATTTCTTGCAGTTAAAGATCCAAAAGAGATGATTAATATCTTTGCTGACAAGTATATGAAGTAGGCGATATGGAACTCAAATTCTTAGACGAAATATATGAAGCGAGAATGACTCGCAATAGTACTGACCAAAAGAAGTTATCATATACTGACTGTGGTGAAAGGCTATACTTATCGCTATTGATTCTTGAGTTACTAAGGCAATACCCAGGTTCTTCTAAAGGTATTGCTAATGGGTATGCGAAAAAGACTGTAGACAATCAAAACTATAAGCACTTTCGTATGCATGGAACTGATTTATATAACTTAATATATTTTGTAGCTGGACCAGAAGAAGCAGTTAATAAATTAAAAGATCCAGCGGCCGCATTGGCTTTGAGAAAACGTATATCATTTCCACTCTTAGCATTAAATGGATACCTTCATAAAATAGCTTCCGGTGGTACTGTTGGTACTAATTCAGAATTGTTTATGCGTATAGAAAATATGTTACGCATAAACTCCGAATATAAAAGTATTAGACGATACCTTGTTAATTACGGTACTGCTAGTATACGTGACAAAAAGTCAGTAACAACAAAACTATTATTTGCCGCTAGAGCAAAATTAAGAAATAGTGATTTAATTTCATACTTAGAAGAACTATCAACTAACAGAGACTTAGAAACTTCGATGGTTAAGGATCACGAACCTACAATTAGTATTCCTGACCAAACACCTACATCAAATAAAGACTTAATGTTTTATAGATACATTGTAGGTCCACGTAACTTAGTAGGTACTAAAAAGTTTTTAGACATGGCAAAGGCAGGCAAAAGTGTTCCGTCTCCTTTTATTGCTTCTTACTTTCCGGCTATTAAATTACTGGATGATATTGTAAAAGCTGGCCCAGGATACATCACAATGCTTAAAGCACTCCAAAAACGAGCATTACAGAGCAAAAAGTAACCAAAATTCCCCCAATCGACTAAATACTATTAACTAACATACACGAGAAAGTATGTCAGGGTCATTAGAGAACATAGGAGAAATAAAATGGCTGGAGTAACAAAAGTAAATCCTTTAGTAGCAACCTACACTGGAGAAATCCGAAACATCGGAAAAGACACGCACCTTTTAAACGTAAATTGGGACGTTGACGCAGACGCATCAAGAGCGGCTATGGAAGCAATCCACAACACGATTATGGCTAGAGCAACTATCTTGGCGGCTGGCGCAGTATATGATACTGGCACTCAGCAAGATTTTATGCTTGAAGGTGACTTCACAAATGCAACAGGATATGTATCAGAAGATGGTACAGTATCAGGAACATTCGAAGCGGCTTTAGTTGAAGATTTAATCAACTTAGGTACAGTTGACGGTGTGAACTTTGGTTCAGGTACAGTTGCAGTTACACGTAAAACAACTCTTAAGTGGGCGTAATTTAGCTTATATTTTAGAGTTATACTAATAAGAAAGGGTTCAGTTTTTACTGGACCCTTTTTTTATGACCGATAAGTATACAAGTCATGCAATCATTTGAAATCAAAACATTAATTGATATAACACAAACTGGTCAAACTAAATTTAAAAGTAAGGATCGGATGCTGATTAATCAACAAGCAAATTGGAATACATTTTTCCAAGTATTAAGTATGCGAGTTAATCCAGAATTTGAAACTTGGCCAACAGTAGAGAAATGTAAGGTTGATGATTTAGGGTTTGGTACTAAGCATAAAGGTCAGCATAATGTTTGGACATTTCGATTAGGTATTGAACGTGATTATGCACTAAGTGAAGACACCTTAAAGGTTGACTTTGATTTAGTCCCAGTTATTAAAGGATTATCAGAAACTATACTAAATAATAATGACGCATTTAGAACAACAGATGTACAGGCACAAAATATAGTATTTAAGTTAGTAGATAATACTGATGGACCACAAGTATAAATACTATTGTGAAAAGTTAAGTTGTTAGATTCTTTGCGTTTCACCAGGCATACATTATAATATAAGGCGATTAAAAATAGGCCCCTTCCACGATAATTAACGGAATGGAGAGATATAATGGTGCAACAGAAACGCACTCAACAAGACATTGAAGCAGATAATTTAGAAGCCCACGTGGCACTATGTCACGAACGCTATGAAACCTTAGAACGTCGATTAACAATAATTGAAACTAAAGTCGAACATATCCATACCGATATATTACATGGTAACAAGTCGATGATGAAAGTAATAGTTGGTGCCACAGGTACTATAATTGCAGGCTTACTTTCCACGCTCGTTGTCATCCTTATGAATTTTAACTAATCCTTTTACTAAACACATAAATACACGTATGTTGCTACGTGAAATAACTCAACCGCTTGACGAGAAGCAAATCTGGGGACGCCGAGGTAAAGATGTGGTTCGAAAGTTCCGCTGTACTGTAGGTAAACGCAAAGGTAGGATTGTGGCTAAAATAGCACAATGTTTTGCCGCTCCTAATGTTAAAGCAAGAATACGGATGAAACGTACTAGAGCTAAACTCGGAGCAAAGATGATGCGTAAGAGAAATAAGACAATGCGTACAAACCCAGCTTCAATTAGAGTACAAGTACTGAACAAAGCTTCTAGGTCTACTACTAAATCACCAAAAAGAGGTATGAAGCCATTCAAGCCTAAACGTGTTAAGTCAACGAGGAAGAAGTAACCATGCGTATAGTTGACATAGTTCCAGAAGTATTAACAGAAGGCGTTGTAGCAATCTGGGGACGAAATAAAGGTAAAGTTGTTAGGAAATTTAGATGTACGGCAGGTACTAGAAAAGGACGTATTGTTGCTAAAGCTGATACATGTAATGCGGCTAAAAATGTAAAAAGCATGAACACACTAAAGAAAGTAAGACGTTCAAAAGGAGCAACTACCCAACAATCAATTAATAGACGTAAAAGAGCAGGTGCAACTTCAAAACGTATTGCAAAAGCTAATAAACCATTATCACAAAAAAGATACGATAAAGCTGTTTCTAGAAGAAAGAAAGCAACGACAAGTAGAAAAATACCTAAGCGAAATGTATCCAAGACAGCAACTAAGGCATTCAAACCTAAAAAAGTTAAGTCAAAAAGGATTAAATAGAGTTATGCGATTTAATGAATTCAAACATCCAGTAAAAGAAGAAGAAATTACTGAAATATACCCTGCCATTGCGGCTATTGGTCGTGTAGGAGCAAAGATGGGTTCTGCTGTAGCAAAAGGTGCCGCAAAAGTGGCAGGTAAAGCCGCTGACTTAGGAAGCAAAGCAGGTAAAGCCGTTGGTGATAAAATTTCCAACGCTACTTCTAATGTAATACAAAAAGCACAACAAAAAGTAACAACCGCAGTCCTTAAAAAGGGCGGCGAGATAGTAATGCCCTCGACGGGTGGAAAAGAACAAGCATTTAATATTCAAGATGTTAAAGGTGACCAAGTTACAGTGGCCAATCCAACGCCTAAACCTGGTGAGCCGAAGGCATTCGTTTACACTAAAAAAGAGTTAGAACCTATAGTAAAAGCAAAAGCAGATGCTGTAGCCGGCACAAATACTGCTAGGACTCCAAGATGAAAATGAACGAATTAATAAGCGAATTCACTATTGCAATGAGTAATGAGGAAGAAGAAGTTTTAAATAAACTTAGCTATCCGTTGCCGTTACATAGTTTCCATGAACGAGAACAATTCATTATTGAATCTCTAATCAGAAAAGCTCTGGTAAGTAGAGTACGCAATGATAATATGGTATTGGTAGTTGCTAATGAACTCAAATAAACTTGAACAAGAACTTAACGATATTATGGAGCATGGACTTCAAAATATATATTTTCCTTATGCTAAAGGTAAAAGTGTAAGGATTAAAAATGTTGTTATTAGAGAGACTACAAAAGGCTTTTTAGTATTTGATGTAAAACAAAGTAAGCGAATAGCTGAAACTATCAGTAAAAGAGGTGCTAT